CCACTACTACTACGTGTTTTCATTGCTTGTATCTGATATCGCCCACGTTCACGCATTGCCCTGCTAGTAAATATACCAAACACATTATCTGCTGTATTAATTTTACTAATACCACCAGCAATATGACTGTGGTCGAATTCAATTTCTTCAACTGCACTACGATTTAATTGCGATGCTGTTACAAACAATACATTTAACTCTTTTGCTAAATTGCGTAGTTCTTCGCTTACATACTTGTCTTTAATAAATTGATCATTTGGGCTAACTTTTGCACTAACCGGCATCAATAAGTCTAGATAGTCAACTAACAAAAAGTCTGTTTTGTAACCACTTTGTATTTCTAATTCTTTTAAATACGCCCTAATGTCATTTACATTGCTTTGTGCTGGCATGTACTTGACTTGTAGTTGCCCACTTGCTTTGCCAGCCATTTTAATTTTCATTTCAACATTATCTAACTCTCGAAAAATGTCTTTGCTACTGGTGCCCGTTAACATGCTATCAACACGCATTGCAGTTAAGCCTTCACTTAATTCTAGTGTAATGTACACACCATTGAGTCCTGCTTGTATCCAGTTAACTGCTAAATTTTGCATAACCAAACTCTTGCCCGAGCCCGATCCGCCTGCAAATATTTGTAGTTCGCCTCTGTTAAACCCACCATACAACATTTTATCAAGTGCTTTCCAGCCTGTGCTGTTTTGACCATTGTTGTTTTTTAAAGCAGTTAGCCTGGCACGTGGATCATCAAAATAATTTATTCCTAAATCACGTGTCAAACTTATTTGTACTGCATCTTTGATAAGTTTTTCAACTGGCTCATACGTACCTTTTTCTAATAAGTCTGCAGCTTTTAGTATTGCTCGTTCAAGTTCTTGTCTTTTAGTAAAGTTTTCAAACTCGGTCATAAACCATTCAAAGTGTCCACTGTTGAGATCAGGTACTGGACTTAGTGTCACGCCAGTGCTGGAGTTTATCTGAGCTATCTCTGGCATTGTTTTGTAATCATCACAATGATCTTTAATGAACTTAGCTACTTCGATCAAACTTCGATCAAAGTTTTCTGGATTGAATATGTTTTGAATACGCACATAACTTTGTGCATCTTCTAACATCATTTCTAAAAACAATTTCTGTACATCGAGATTGTATTCTTTAAGCATTAAGTGTTCTCCTGCGTACAGTTGTTTATCATTTTAACTTCCTAACCAATGCTTTTTTTGCTAATTCAATTTTAATTTTACTTGTATTACGTGCTTGCATTATAAAAATCATTGTTGCTGTCATTCCATATTTTACAACTGCGTCATTTACGTCTTTGATATCGTTGTTGGGCCACTTTGGTATACTTACAGCCCAACCTAGTTCAACTGCACGGTCTATTAGTTTTACACCTGCGTTGTCTTGGTCAGGTATTACTGTTACACTACGTCTTAAATTGTTGATGAGTTCAGCTTGTGCATCATTTACATCGTCATGTAACACAGCAACACCTTGTATTGACAACGCATCAAATACACCTTCAACTACAAATACATGTTCCCAGTTATTACGTTGCAAATCTATACCAAAAACATATCCTTGTGGTTTATCGTTAATATACTTAGGTATACGATCATCTAGGAAACGTATACTACTTCCTACTATCGTGTCGTTGTACGTAAACGGAGTTACAATACCAAGTCTTGGTCCTCTTTTATAACTTAAAAAAGGAAAACCCACTTGATGTATGCCACGATTAATTATGTATTCATTTGTTTGTTCTGTTGGGTTAGAGCACCCATCTGGCAATTGTTTTTCTGCAAAATCAAATGTTATTTTACGTTTGGGTTGTTGATCAATTGCATCCAATAAACTGCGTTGGCGTAGACTTTCTAAATTTAATCTATCAATATCAGAACTATCAACACCAAACCAGGACAGTAAGCGTCTTGCTTTAAAACTTACTTGTCTACCAATTGTAAAACTAGCAGTATATCCACAATTAAAACAATGATAACTCCAACCATTGTCACGTGGCTTTAGTCCACCACGCTTGCGTCGATCGGCATTTTCTCCATTGTGTACACAACAAGGAGCATTGTAGCTGTACCAGCCACTACTGGTTTGTTTACCAGTTGGAAATAATTCAATTGCATTTAACATTAACTTAGTATAGCACGGTATATGTATTCTTGCAAGACTTCTTTTATAATTTTATGTCCAATTTCGTTGGGATGACCATTTGGTTTTTGTAATTTTGGTGACAGGGTTAAGTCACGTAGGCTTTGTGTAGAATTCCACAATGTGGAGTATGGTTTAGTAGCTGTGTGATTCAATGTAAAAAATTGTACCACAGGATGTGAATGTTGTGTGTTTTCAAAAAACAATTGAGTGGTATGTAGTGTTAGATCTCTTAACGCTTGACAATCTGTCAATACTGTGTGTAACTTAACAAGTTCATGCCACTGTTCATTGTCACTGCTATTGTTACTATGTATCCAGCTACTGTGTACAAAACGATTCCAATCTGTATCATTTGGATACACACGATGCTTTGGATTATAAAAACTGTGCCTACCAGGTTCAGTAAGTCCAACTAGAACTAAACAATCTTCAATGGGTAGTTTTTCATTATCAAGCCACCAAAGATATGTCCAAACTGTGCTTTGTAAACTTCCACCTGGTATTCCAAAGTTTTCGTATGGAATACCATAGCTGTTGGCCAACAAACCCGTATAACAGTTTTGTTCTCTGTATTTGGTATTTTCAATCAACACTGGATGTGCATCAGGTTGTGTTGCTAATTTAGGATCAATTAATTCATCGCCCCAAACATAGCTATCTCCAAAACTTACAATTTTTTTCATTATCGATAAAGTATGTTGCTAATGCTTCCTGCACTTATAACAAATTCTAAACGCAAATAGGGATGATATCCTGGGACGTTGAGTCCAATTAAATCACTGCTATTGACAAGTTGCACTTCGTCAACAGTTGCTTGTGTTGAAAAGTCTACAAAAGTAATATCATACCAATCACCGCTAGTATCAACTGCACCATTAACTCTTATCTCTCCTGTGAATCCATTAGGAGTTACTACAAATGTTGTTTGGTCTACACCTTCTGTTGTTACTGTGCTAGTATAATAAATTGTACTGTCTGGCGCTTGTGCAGGAATAGTTAATGTTTTGCTGGGCACAAATGCAGGATACACACTGTTATTAACTTCAATGTCTCCGCGAGCACCACTGTATGCATCTACTAATACTGCGGTTTCAAGATTACCACTTGCTTGCTCAATACTCCAACTAGCAGGTTGCTCAAATAATGTGTTTATGTCAGCACTGGTAATGGTAACTTTAGCACGTCCTTTGGCATTATTGAGACTAACTAACTCTTTGGCTAATAGTAACTGTTCACCATTTTGGCTTATGAGACGAAATGTGAATGTACTGCCTGAAATGTTTACTGGTTTTTGATCTTGATTTTCAAATGCAAACAAAATAACATTATCGACTCCTAAATTTAATTTTAATTTTTTTGAATACACTTCACTCCACCTCCGGTCAAAGTAACTTCCATCAGAGTTGTCCACAAGTAAGACCTTCTGAATTTGTTGGTATAAATATACTGTAGCTGCATACATCTAGGAACTCCTTATAATATTTATGGTAAACAATGTCTTTAACAAACTAAACCAAAATTACCCCTTCTTGAGCCTTGTCGACTATGTGGGAAATGAACACATAGGCGTAATACAAAATCGAGGCGATACGCTAACAAGCATATATGACTTTGGTGATGTAATCGAAAGAGGACTCAAAGAAGAATACTTAGAATTAGCACATCAATGGTGGTGGGAGAGCAATCGAAGTATACCAATAAACTTGTTTTTAAAGAAGGATTGGGAACCATTTAAGTTTTGTTTAAAAACTTTTAGCAACAAACATCTACAAATAATTCATGGTCCTGTGTGTAGTTTAAAGAATATACAACGTAACAAAGGTAGGCGCCGTAGTATTATGCTAGTCCGCAAAGTGGATTAAATTCATATGCAATGCTACCAAAGCTGCATAACTGATTGCATGACTCTTTTTAAAGATAAACCCTTTGCTGTTGTCACCGTCAAATACACTGTCAAAGACTTGATCCCAGGGTTTATTTTGTAAATGTGCTTTACCAGGGCGTATTACACTTATAAATGCAGCCATTCTAGTTATACTGTCCGGACGCATTGATTGCAACAAGTTGGTATGATTACCAACATGAACCAACAGTTGAGCAAATTCAACATCTTCCCATAATCGTTCCCACGGTACTTGTGCGTTTTGCATTGCTGTGTAATGATTAGTATCTTTAATTAAATTGTATACATGCATATTTAAAAAATCAATTTTAAAATACCCACGTTCTTCGGCAGTTTCATAATCAATACTAGCACATTGATGTTTACTATCATATGGAATTTCAGTAAAGTACACACCACTATTGTGATTACGCACTCCTTTTACAGTGTCCATTCTTGCTGGCACATGTTTTAGACTATCTAAAACATGTTTACGATCTGCAAAGTCAATATCAATATCCATTATTCACCTATAGTATAAAAAGTTGTACCATTGCAATACTATTCATTACAACAAACCACCCACACAATACAATAGCAAAGCCTGCTTTGCGAATTACTGTGCTAACTACTCCAAGTATACTGCCTGCCAGGTACAACGGAATAAAAATCTTTGTTGCAGGATCCAGTACTGTTAATGTAAGAATTGCACTTGCAGAAACTAATAATATAGTTTCTGCTAATTCGCAATAATATGCAAGCGGTGAAAGCCTATAGCTTTCTTTAAAAAACTGTATCACTGGCTTAATCATTTACAAATCCTTTAAGTAATATTGATGTTTTAAACCAGTCTCTGGCATCGCTTAAATCTACAGTGGTGTCATAATGTTTACATAGTTTAGCACAGATATAACCTTCTTGCAAGACATCAAGTTCTGGTAATTTATCAATTTGGTTATTAATAATATCGGTAATTAACATACTACAAAAATTGTAGCTGTTTTTAAAAGGTTGGTTATTTAAAAATGTTTGATGTATGTTTCTAAACTCTTGTGTCTCTTCAAATGTATACCCAGTAAAGTTAGCAATTTGCTGTACAATATTTGTGAAACTATCTATATTATACAAATCCATAAAATCAATGCTCAAACTTTGTTGGGCTGTTTGACGCACACGTTCTTGTGTTAAACAAAACTGCCAAAAACCGCTGTTTTCTTCGGCCATAAATCCTTGATAAAAATAATCTCTCATTATCCATCGTGGACAATAAGGGTTGTTTTCATCAAACTCCCAAAATTCAAAGTTGTGTAGTTCAGTTAATTCTTTTTTAATGTACTGTGGTAATTGATGATATTCTTCTATACTATCACAATTGGGCCACTTAGGATCCTTGATATCTTTGTATCCAAGTATACTTTGGTTGATATAATTCTTGCGTATGCTATCAATCATTCCAGTGTTGGTAACTTTTAACCTATCATACAGTGTATCTTCTAATTTTCTTACATCAATATTTCCTTCGCCTGCACGTAAAAAATTGATCGCTATTAATTGCATCAAATGTTGCTGTTTTACTTGTATTGAAATTAGGGTACTACCTAGCACACTTTTGGGTTCAAATTGAAAATAATGTTTAGCCTCAAATTTAATTGGACTATAGTATTCTTTGGCATGACTCACACCACTGCTTTTAAAAGGACTAGGATTGGTTTTTACTCCGGCTAGAAATCTATTGCAAATGTATTCAACATAGTTGCCGTGTGCACCACCTGGAAAATCAATTAGTATCATTACCAACCTGCTGTTTTAAGTATGTGTTTTGCATATTTCATATCTTCTGGATACTCTTTAAACTTTTTAGCCCAAATATCACTAGTAATCCATGGCCAAAGCATTTCAATTTGTTCTTTATTTAACTTAGTCAACAACTCCTGGCCGCTATTACAGTTATACAACACCCATCCACTTATTCTACCTGTTGTAACTGCATAACACAATTCATTTATATTTCCATAACGCAAATAATCATGTGTTGGATTACCAGTTTTTTCATTCCAGCGTATGCTTTCTTCAATTGCTCGAGTGAGTGCATCGTTTACACTTTCTACTGTTAAGTACACCTCAAGAAATTCAGTATACAATCGGTCACTGCACCAATTGTCTAATTTTTTATTATGTTTGATTAGCCATTCTGTAAACTGTACAATGTTAACACATCTAATGTCTCTGCAAGAATAACCAAACTTTACAAATGCTCTGTAATATGCAGTGTTACTAAATTCTTCATATGTTTTTGTTTTTTTACTGCCCTGTGTTATTTCATAGAAACGTAGATATGCCTTGTAGCCAATTAATACCCCAGGTTCGTTACGATTTAAATATCTACGTTTCTTTTCGCACACATGCACTGCAAGAGTATTCTCCCTTTGAAATTCTTTTTTGCAATATTTACACTTGTATTTCATTTCTTAATAAGTACTAACATGCTACTCACACCTCTAACACACTTAGCTAATATTAACACAGCTTTGCTCATAGAGCAAGTGTTAAATATGCCATGGGCAAATGGTAAAGACAATGGATGGGCATACAAAGTAAACACTGCCCCAGATGGTAGCGATGCAGTTGTCAAACCAGGAGCCAATTTAAATGTAAACGATCCATATGTGTTGTTACCAGAATTTGAAAATACTCCTGTTGGAGATGCATTAAATTTATTAGGACCAGTTGGTGGTGCCTATTTAAGAAAACTAGATCCACGTAGGTATTACGGTGCCCACAGTGATCAAGATGATCGGTATCACTTAGCTATTACTACAAATCCACTAGCTGTTATGATGGACTTTGATAATCAAACTATACACCATATGCCTGTTAACGGTGTTTGGAGTTTAATGGACACTGGCTTAACACATACTGCACAAAATTATGGAACTGAAAGTCGGATACACTTGCACTGCCGATCACTTTTACCACATGCAACTAGTGGAAAACGGTTAGAGATAATAGCCAATTCTGAAGAAGAAATACAAAATCAATTTTGGTTTGGTCCACATGATCATCAATTAATAAATTGTGCCTTAAAGGACGGGCGTTTAACCGGATTAACTTACCAATCTCCTAATGTAATACTAATATCT